ATTCTGATAGTATCGCTATCCTGGACTAACTGCAGGCCAAACTTAACAGCTTTTTTGTAGTGGTACTGTGCTTTTTTAGCATTTGAGCAGGAGCCTAAGAGGCATAGTGCGATAATTGGTAGGATGTATCTCATAAGTTCTGTAGCATTGCTATCATTCTAGGGCAGGGATATATATCTGATTTATCTTTTCTCACACTATTGTGTGTAAATATACCATTTTCTCCCCTTAAAGCACGTTTATCTATATCAAATATGCTAGCAAAGTAATCTTTAGGGATATTGTACTGGTCACAAAGGTACACTAGAAGCTGTCTAGTGCTCTCTATTTGTTTATCTGTATACATTTGCCAATAGATATGCCCTTTGTATGGCTTGTCTAAGATAGTAAGCTGAGTATAATCTACTTTGCCACCTACATAGTTATAGTAGTAACCGTTTCTTTTAGTTAATGGGCCATAGTTACAGATCTCTATCCCTACAGATAATCTATCTAAACTCCTATAAGTTACTCCTGCCTCACTAAATACCTCTTGTTTTAATCCCAGGTGATAAGCCCAATTTTTAGAACTAAAACATTGTACTATTGTACCGTTTGCCCCAATTATAAAGGCAGTGGCGACCTTCCCTACTTTCTGATTAAAGAACTTTGCTACAGCTATGCCACTAGGCCCACCTGCAGTATGATGCAGATAGATTTGTCTCTTTTCTGTAAGCTCATCTACGTATTGATCTTTAGATAATCGGTGTTGAATTATCTTTGTTATGTCTAAGTCCATTTAGATCTGTTTTAATTTCTTTAGCCCTGGCAAATAAGTTTTTCATACCCTGCCAAATATCTATACCTTTTACTGCTTTGTAATTTTCATTTATGCTCATCACTTCTATGCTTACTAGTATTAAGCTAAGTATTTTTGTTAGCATTAGGGGCACTGAAAAAAACTTTAAAATAATATCATTAAGTATCCAAAAGTCTATCAGGTAGAAACCAATTACAGCCACCTCATACAGCATTAATTTAGATATGATAGCAGATAGTTTACGTGATGTAATTGGTATCTTAAGTTTCTTAGCCTTCCATATTCCTGTAAGCGTATCCACCACAATAGCAAAACCAATTAAAAACAATATCCCTGATATAGGTAAAAAGAAAGATCCTATCACTGCTAAAAGTTGTATTATATATTGTTTAATTGAGGCTAATAAGATGGCTAGCTGTAGTCTCATAGTATTAGTATGCTGTTATTATAGCCATTCTCTCTAAGGTTACCACACATGCCAGTACAAGTTGTTTGCCATTGGGTGATACAGCTACAGTTGTTAAACATAGGCCTAAGATCAGTATCCATGTTAGTGGTAGATATGAATATAGGGAATAGATTTTTATTAGTTAGTAACCATCTGATTAATCTCTGCTCAAAGAATGATGCTTTTTGTGCATAGTGTTCCATTCCAAAGGCAACTTCGCTACGAGATACACTAGCAGAGTAATCACCTGATTGTGTTTGTAATCCCTTGTTTTTAAGTTGGTAAGTTAATCCAAATACTGCATCCTCTGCAGACCTCCATGCAATGACCGGTTGAATGAACTCAACTAGATCTATCTCATCAGGTGTAAGGGTCTGCGTATTGTATGCATTCAGCATGTGATTGTAGAACGTAGTACCTAGAATAGGTTGTATTCTCAATGCACTCTGAGTAGCAATGTATGGGGTCACATCAGTCACATCCACATTGGCTGTAATGGGTGTGTTTGTTTTTAGGTAGGTTTCAGTTATGAAGTACAACATTATACAACAGGTGTTTGTGCTGCTGCTGTTGCAGCCGCTTGTGTAACATCTCCACCATCTACAGGAGGAAGTGAAGCAAGAGCTCTAGTCTCGTTTATGGTCATGGTCTCAAGTACTTTGGTAGCTACCAATGGACTCAATGTGTTCAATGCATCATTAGTCTTAGAACTATCACCCTCAAGCTCCACGATAGTCTCATTAATGATTTGAAAGTTATTGATAGTAAATTCTGCAGGGATGCGGGCAATGGTCAAGAGCTCATTAAAGATAGCCATCACACATCCTCTTAGCTCCATTACTACATTCTTTTCAAATATCACATAAGCCTGCTTAATATCTGCACCACCTCCAAGGCTTCCTGTGGTACGTACTCCCATTAATATAGGATCTATAGTATGAGCAAAGCAAATCTGTTCAGTATTCAGTGCAGATGCCTCATGGAATAGCTTATCATTGCCATTGGTAGGTAGGCTTTCAATCTTAGGAAGTTGATCAGCTGAGTTAGCAAAGAATGCAACTGCTTTTCCTGCATTAGCAGCCCCTTTCATTCTATCTATAGTCTCTTTAATCATGTGCTTCTCTTCCTCGCTTTGTGGTCTCTTAGGAAACATCATGGCAAAGCTAGGAAAAACACTATTTTGGATATTAGATTTAGCAAAGTAGCTAAGCTCACCTGATAAGAAAGCAAAGTTAAGTGCTGAGGTATATTGTGGTAGTGAGTAGTAATCCTGGCCTAGTGATTGAATCTCATAGCAATATAACTGCTCATAATCTGAGCATGCTACGTGGTAAGGCTTAATCTCTCTTACATCTATATTAGTACTCCAATCCTCACATAGATAGTACATATCTTTATTCCTAGATATTCTTACTTTTTCAGGCGATATGTTTTCAATCTTAATTAATTTCTTAGTGCTATCAAAACATAGTTTAAAATAGATCCTATTGTGCACAATTAACTGTTTAGTAACAGCTTTTACCATATGCTTAATTTTTATTTTCCTTTCAAACATATAAAGCTCTAGCTTCTCAGGGGTAGTTAGTTTGTCAGTATTTAAAGCAAAGCCACCACCTATTACTGCATTAGTTTTATAATCTACTATGGCACCATGTAAGGGGCTAGAAAAATACATTTGATTAAGTAGCTGAGGATATAGGTTATCATTACCAAATCTCACCCACATATTAGTGGCATATCTACCATTAACATAGGGCAGGGATAAATCACCTTTACCTACAGGTAAGAATGGAGTGCTGAAAGATTGATATCCCTCCACCATTTCAGGTCCTGTGCTCTGTTTCTTAAATAAATTATTATACCATGCCATAGTTAATCGTATATTGAGATGCCTACTGGCCCACTTACCACCATTCTACCCTCTTCTATTACCACTCCTGTGGTTTGTGCAATAGATAAAGGTAGTACATAGGGTACTGAGCTCTCATAAATCTGATATATAAACTGCCCTTGTAACAAGGTAATATCTACAGGCTCATTAAGTACAAAAAGATTGTACCGTTCAGGCCATAAGCTAGTATCTGCAGTGGTAAATAACTGAGTGCTAGAAGTAGTATTCATTTCATTAGTGAAAGCAAAGAGATAGTGAGGGGTGGGTACAGTAGTAACCTCTGTTAAGGTTAGCACTACCTGGTTAATTACTCCCTGTTCAATGTATATCATACCTATATTATATGTTTACTTCAAAATGTTTAGAAATAAAAAAAGCCCCACAATATGCAGGGCTAATTTTGATAGTATTAAAGCGTATTAAGATACTCCGATTGCAGCAAGTGCAGCAGTTGACATAGTAACCTCATAAGCTAAGTATTCGTTCTCACCTAACAAAGTTACAGCATATTTAGAACCATCTGCACGAGCAGTTCCTGATCCTTCAGCTACACCTGTAACTTGCAAGTAAGGGAAGTACCAATACTTACCATTAGCATCCAAAACAATAGCTGTAATATACTGCTGTCCTGATCCTAAAATTTTGATAGCTCTTGACTTATCAGCTTCACGTCTATGAAACATTAAGTTAATAGTAGAAGTAACAAAAGATGATCCATTGATTAAGTCAATAGCAGCCTCTTCTGTAAAGCTAGATGTATTTCTACGAATGTAGTAGTTTTTAAATAATGGAGCAAGAGCTACTAAAGTAATAGCTGTTATCGACCATCCTAAACCTGCAGATGGGTCTGCAGGAGTGATAGATAAAATTTCATCTTGTTGGTTAATCCATATACCATAGATACCACCACTGTTATTATCGCAACTTTTTAAAATGGCCTCTAAGGCCTGGCATGTTGTTGGCATGATTTATATGTTTTATATAAAGGGGGTTGCCCCCCTCTATGAGTTAATAATTAAGCGTAGTAAACGATATCTGTAGGGTTAACAAAGCTAAAACCTACTTTCATGTTAGCACGAGTTCTGATTACAGGCTCAGCAACAGTATCTGCTAAGTTCACAGCACGTAAGTCTGAAGAGTCACCCTCACCATCAAAAGCATAGATAAGGTTATCTTTCAAAGTAATTACAAAAGTATCATTTGACATCCCTGGACAAAGAACTATTTTGATACCTAAGTAAGTCAAAGCCAAATCTTGAGTGATGTATGCATTAGTGTTACCTGAAGCTACACCTAATCGGTAGATATTAACCAATTGAGTAGGCATGTAGATACGCAAGTCAGCAGTACGGGAAGCAATAGCTGCAGGAACAAAAGCAAAAGCAGTTGCTAATTTAGCACCTAATCCAGCTACACCTGTAAACGTAGTGATAGCACCTGTACCACCATTGATAACGTAATTAACACCTGGGACAGGAACTAGAGGAGGTAAAGCTGCAGCTAATCCTTTCTCATAACCATCACACAAAGCAAGTTGTGGGTTTGGAGATAAGGTATCACCTTGCCATCTTAAAGACTCAATTTGTCCTGCAATAGCGTTAGCCATCTCAGACCAGTAGAAGCTAAAGAAAGATGCTACTGTGAAATCACCATTAGATCCTGCTGCCATTTGCAAAGAAACAAAAGACTGCTCTAAGTCAAATTGACAAACTTGAGCCATAGCAGACAAAGCACATACGTCTACTTCATGAGAGCTTAAGTCATCAGTGTTAAGGTTAGGGAAGTTACAAGGGGATGTAGCTAATAAGCCAGTACCAAAAGTAACTGTACCGATTTTAGTTTTGTACTTAATACCAGGTAAAGTACGGAAGTTATCAGGAATTTCACTACCTGAAAGATAAGCCTGTGCGTAAAACGCATCAGCGTTTGGTGTTAATAATGCAGAAGCATCAATGTTTAGATCAAATCTTAGTTTTCTCATTGTGTTTGTTTTTTATTTGTTGTTGTTAAATTTATTAAATGAACTTAATTTTTGCTGTACGCTCATCTTTACAGCCTTTTCTAACTCCTCTTCTGTTTCTACTACTAAAGACTCTTCTAATTGATTTTTTAAATCAGCGATCATAGCCACAAGAGCATCCACTTGTTCTGTAATTAATGGGCGTACTATTTCTAGTATTGCCTCAGCATCCATAGCAGGATCTACAGCCATAGTTTCCTCTTCTACTACTTCCTCCTCTTCTACTACTGTATCAGACATTGCCTCCTCTTCTACTACTACTTCTTCTTCTCTAATTTCAGTGATCTCACCATCAACTACAACGTAGATTTTGCCGTCAATTAAGTGTTCACCATCAGGTAATTTATTCATATTATTTAGTTTAAGTTGTTGCTGTTCTTTGAGCTTCATACCTAGATGTCCTTCTATGCTGAAACCTACCTGCCCATCTGCTACCAGTTGTGCATAGTATTCTTTATCTGTTACCTGGGCTGTAACCATTAGAGTCCCCTCAGGCACCTCTATCCCAAAACTAGAATAGGCTTTATCCTCTTTGGGAGTATCTACTATCCATGCTTCCAATACATAAGCAGGTACAGTCTTATCAGTATCATGCTCTAGGTTAAAGAGATCCTTGTTACTCATATCCTGCATAAACTTTGCATGAATTTTCTCTATCTCTTCTTTACTAAAAGATACATAGTACTCTTTATCATCATCATCCTTTCTGTATATCTCCATAGGGATTAAAGCAGGTGCTACTATGCGATACTTAATATCATCTGTAAATATCATAGGCTTAACCTGGCTATTGTAAGCCATACCCATTACTTTGATAGCAGGAGTGGATGTAAAAGCTATTTGTTCTATACCTAAGTCCTCCCCATTTTCAGAGTATTCAGGATCAATAGTAATTTTGTATACAGGTAAATTATCTTTTGCCATACCTATATTATAATTATTCATATATTTGTAAAAAAATTAACTATGGTAACTATTTTAGGAAGGGAGATCCCTAACAGAATTGAAGAGCTGACTATTGAGCAGTTTGAAGCAATTACAGATATTAACAATAATAAAGAGCTGGATCCTGTGGATAGGCATCTACAAATCTTTGAGTATTTAGGTATTCCTGAAAGTGAGTTCTTTGACTTTGATATTGCAGATTTTATTGATATTGTTAAAGAGTTTAATACTACACCTAATCTTACAAATAACACTGAGCCTATAGGTACACTAGAGCTAGATGGCTTTACATATACTGCAGAGCTTAAGCTAACAGTACGTGAAACAAAGTTGATTGAAAAGATTGCCATCCACAAACAGAAGGGATATATATCAGATATGATGGCTGTAATGTTTAAAGCAGATCACCTTACCAAAGCAGAGCACTACTCTGAGGCTCACTTAAAACTAAAGTCTAAGCACATTAGAAAGTTGAAAGCTGAGATATGCATCCCTTACATTATGTTTGTTGCTAACAAGATAAAAAACCAAGTGGAGAATGTACCTACCGAAGCAGTGGAGTGAGATAACTGTAGAGCAGTTTCTAGAGATATCTGAAATAGATAAATCACAAGGATCCTACTACTATAATACTGAGATACTATCTATCATTTGTAATGAGTCTACTGAAGTGATAGATGATATAGATGCAGATGAGATGCGAAAGATAGTAAGCCAGTGCAAATGGGCATTATCACAACCATCTAACCATTATAAATCAGAGCTTCTAGGTATGAAGGTTAAGCCCTTTAATAAACTTTGTTTGTATGAGTACATAGATCTAGATTATTATTTCACTAATAACTACATAACTAACCTAGCTAACATCTGTGGTATCTTATACAGGCAAAGCAAAGTTAATGAGTGGGGTGAGGAGATAATAGAGCCTTATGAATATGACTGTACTATCAGAGCAGATAAGTTCTTAGACCTTCCTATTACAGATGTGTATGGTATCATCAGTGAGTTCCTAAAGTTCAGAGATAATTTTCTAAAGACCTACCAAAATTTATTTCAAGGTGAGGAGCTACCCGAACTAACAGCAGAAGAGAAAGCAGATCTCACACCTGAGGAACTGAAAGAGGAGGAGGATACTAAGAAAGAAAGTAAGTGGAGTTGGGAGCGTATGATATACGGCCTGTGCAATAATGATCTTACTAAGTCTGATAAAATAGGATCTCTACCCCTTACCTATGTATTTAATATGATGGGTATGAAAAAAGAGTTAGACATCTAAAGGGAAGCCAGGAGTAAATCCTGCAGGAGGATCTAGTGCTTCAAATGTATAAACTATCCTTTGGTTTTTTTGTAATACTTCCACCACATCTAGTATAGGGAATCTCTTAGTAAGCCACTCAGTATACTGAGCATATATTTCAGCAGTAATCCCTGCAGAGTTTAGCTCATCTGTGAATTGTGCTACATAATCTCTAGGAGTAATTACTCCACCATTCCATAAGAAAGCACCGTTATTTAAAAAGATAAAATAATACATAGCTATTATCTGTATTTCTAGCTTTTCAAAGCCTGTAATCTTAGCATTAATCCTAATACTTTCTACTAGGGTACCCTCACCATCTACTATATCATTCCTTAGTATTCGTTTTAATATAGTAGCCATCCTCCTTCTAGTAGGATATAGCACATTAAACTCACCTGTATTTGCGTATCTTCCCATTATTGTATTTTTTCTACTAGCACTCCATAACTTTCAGTTACTGCAGTTAGTGTATTATTTGTAATTGTAAAGTATAAATATTGCTGAGTAGTAAAGTCCCTAGGGGTAACAGTAAAAGCAGCAACCTGTCCATAGTCTGCATTAGCATTACTTCCTGTAGCAAAAGCTTTTATGTCTCCTAAAGCACCACCTATTACAGGCATAGTCCTATAGATGGATACCATCCCTAAACTTCCTATTGCATTAGTAGCTATTTGAGTTGAAGCTGTTATTTGTGCAAGTGATG